TATATTTGAGTTAATTAAATTATATTTGAGTTAATTAAATTATATTTGAGTTAATTAAATTATATTTGAGTTAATTAAATTATATTTGAGTTAATTAAATTATATTTGAGTTAATTAAATTATATTTGAGTTAATTAAATTATATTTGAGTTAATTAAATTATATTTTAAATTCAGTTGTTGTGGATTAAATCTTAATGGAAATTTTGGTGTTTTTATTTTATTATAATCAATACAATTTGTAAAGAATATCTTACATGATTTATTCATTTTACGATATGTGTATGGATTATATTTTATAATAGATACATTTGGATCTATTTCATCGGGATACGGTATACGATTATTTTTTTTGAAAAAAATATATGTATCATTTATAATATCATTTTGTGATAAATCTGTATTTCCAATAACTATATTAAATACATCACTTTTAATATTATTGTCAATAATATTACAAAACACACATTTATCTGATATTATTTCTTTATAATCTAATCTACACATTGTACATGTATTCATAATTGTTATATATATAATTTGATTTACTTATAATTTACTTATAATTTACTTAAAAATGTGTCTTTTTTTCAATTTTATTATATTTTTTATAATATATGTTTTATTCAACGAGTGATTCTATATGTGAAATAAATATTAAAATATTAAATGATGTATATGAAATTAATTTAAATAAAATATTTAGAAAAACAAATTTTGTTACAACATATGAAGGTTTTAATATTACGAATAATACTAAAATTATAATAGATAAATATAATACAAATATATTAACTTTGTGTAAAAAAATATCAAATAATATAATAACATTATCACATCCAAATATCATTAATATTTTAGAAATTATTATTGAAAAAAATATAGCATATATAATAAAAGAATATCATGATACAAATATAAATAAAGATGTAATTAAAACAGATCATATTAATTATTGTAAACAAATTTTTGATGGATTATATTATTTGTTTATAAAAAATATCAATATAGAAACATTGTATATTGATAATATTTTTATAGATGATAATAAAGTTATAATATCACCATATTTTGGCGAGGATAAATCAAAACATCAAAATATATTATATGGTAGTCCATTATATAGTCCACCTGAATTATTTAATAAATATATACCAGAAAAAGAATCAATAATTGTATGGAATCTTGGAATTATTTTTTATCAATTATTATTTAATAAAAATCCTTTTGAAAATTGTAAAGAATACGATGATATATTAGATAATAATAAAATATATGATAGATATAGTGATAAATATAATGATTTTACTGAATTTACTGATATTATTTTTAAGATGATTGATACAAATAAAAATAAAAGAAGTAATTTATCAGAAGTGAAATATTTTTTTGACAATTACAATAATATTACAAATATTAAAAATAATATTGCAAATAATAAAAATAATATTAATGATGGAATTTTTGAAATTGATTAAATACTAAAAAATATAAAATACGTTATAAATGACTTAAATTTTTGTTATTAATAAATATATATGTCAAGTAAAAATAAGATTAATAAAACTAAACAAACATTGATAAATCAAAATTTAGCCCAAACAAAATTTGGAATTTATAAACTATGTTTTACAGGTAATTCTATAAAAAATCAATTTAATCAAATTTTTAATATTGGAGAAACTAATAATATTTGTAATGTAGAAGTTGTTAATATGCATGCTGTTGATGCAATTGAACCATATTGTTTGAGAAGTTTACAACCACAATTAAAAGATGGATGGATAAATCCATGTACAATGTGTGTAATTGGTGATGATTTTATTGGATCAAATTATCCACAATCAGAAGGAATTAGAGACGATACATTTAATATTAGAACAAATTTTAATACTATTACAAGACATCAAAATCCATTTCCATTAAAAGAAACAATGTGTGTTTATAATCGTTTTATAACTGTTATAAGAGAAATGAATCTTACTCCAATAACCGATCTAAATAATCTTTATAGATTTGGTCTTATCACTGTTGCACCATTAAATAAACCAAATCTATTAGATGAAAATAGAATGTGTTCTAGAGATTATTTAAAAACGCTCCAAACCATTGAAACAATATTCCAAACTGCAATAGCTGGAAATCACAATGTATTAATTTTAACACCATTTGGTAATACTATTGATGATGTTCCTCAAGAAGATATTGTAAAATTATATAATCAATGTATATTTAAATATGGTCATAGATTTAAAAAAATTATTGTTGCTGTGCCAATATGGTATGGATCATATTTATTTGATTTATTTTATAATGAAATTGTTAAACCACAAGATTTTGAAGAAACTGATGAAGAACAAGAAAAACCTAAAATTAAAAATAAAACTAATAAAAATAAACATGAGAAATTAAGTAAAAAAATAATTTAATAAAAAATAATTAAGCTAATTTACATACTTTGCAAACTACTTTAACTATAGTTGGAATAAATACTAATGGTAATAATACGATAATCCATGCAATTACATTATGATCATTATCTACTAACCAATTAATAATAAGAACTATTACAATTAATGAAATTAATGAAATTAATAGATTTTTTAACATTGCATTTTTATTAAATTTTGAAATAATTGATACTTGGTATACTAAAGCCGATAAAGCTATGCCTAAATATACTTTAACTTGAGTATTTTGACGTTCAATCCACATTATATTATATAATTATATATTTTTTTTTATAATTATATTTTTTTTATATTTACTTAAAATAATTTTACTCTAACACCTGAACATAATGCACATGCTGTTTTCGTAATGTAATAATAGCTTGTGAGTAATGGTACTAATACAACTAAGAACCATGTAAATGTATCATAATTATTATTTATTAACCATTTAATAATATAATACATAATTACAAGTGCAATAATATACATTATTGCAAGTTTTCCTATTTCAGAATTTTGTTTATTCCTTGATAAAAGAAAACTTAGTAAAGTAAAATTTGCAAGAACAAATGCAAAATAAAATAGGAATTGTTTATTTTGAAACCACATTTATATATATTATATATTATATTTTTTTTAATTTTATATATTAAATATAAAATTAATCTTATTCTCTAATTAAATCAGATTTTAATCATTCAAGTGCAGTTAAAAGTACACCAATAATTGGTAATAAAGCAACGACCCAAGCAACTTCATTGTATCCTTTCTTGCATAACCAATTAATTATGCGTGAAATTGCATAAATTATAACTGCGTAAATTACGAGTAATAAAAGCATTTGGACGCCTGATATAGCACCATGTCTTTGAAGTTTTGCAAGATATACAGTGATGGCAGAGAGTGATGTTAAAGCAGAACCTAAATAAAATACAGGTTGATGGCATACGAACATTGGTTCATTAGATGATGTTGAAGTATTCATTTATTATATATTATATATATAATAAAAAAAATATTTATTTATTATATTAATTTATAATATTAATTTATTATATTAATAATTAAATTTTTTAACTCTAAAATTTGATTATCTTTTATATATTCATAATTTTTATTTATACATAAATTATTTTTTGACAATTTTATAATTGTATTTGTTTCAGTTTTATTTTTACGTTTAAATAAATCAAAATATACTATTTTATATTCATACGTTTTTATATTAATAATTTTATAAATTATTACAGAATCATTCCATATTTTAGTTTTATCATCAATAAATTTATAATCTATATTATTATCGCCTTTTATATTTTCAAATATTTCATTAATTTTATTAATTATATCATCAATATTAACATTATTAACATCATTAAAAACATCATTATTAACATCATTAAAAACATCATTAAAAACATCATTATTAACATCATTTATAAAATCATTAATAACATTATTAGAATATTTAAGATCAAATATGTTTAGTCTTTCAAATAATGTATAAAATTCTTTCTTAAGTTGGTTATCAATATCTATTAAATATTTTTGTATATCTACATTAAAAAGTCTTTTTAGTTTAAAAATATTGTAATTATCTTCATTTAATATATGTATTAATTGTTGTTCATCTTGTGTATTATTTGAGTTATTAATATAATCAAATATATTGTTTAGTTGTGAATATTCAAAATAATATGTTATGTCTTCTAAAAAAGTTTGTTTTATTTTATCAATATCGGTTATAGAAATATTTCTATAATTATATAAATCATCATTAAATATTTCATTAAAATCTGATAAATTTTTATTTAATTCGTTATTTAATTCTTCAGTTCTTCTTATGATTTCATCTAATATATCCTTAAACATAATATATATTATAATATAAAATCTTTATATATATTTATATTATATCATATATGAATAATAATAATAAAAATATTATTGATAAAAATATTATTATTATTTCTCATAGTAGACGGATGAGAAAGATATTAAAAGATTATTTTATTAATTATCTTAATAAACGTTTTAAAAATTGTTGTATTTTACTAATTAAATTTGATATAAATTTAAGAAAAACAACTATAAAAATAATTTATGAAGGTAAAATTGATAAAAATGAGAAACGAAATAATGATATATATTATACTAAAGATAAATTTAATTCATTAGATATTTATTCTGATAAATTAATAGTTCCTGAAAATATTAATATTTTTATTATACGTCATGCGCAAGGATATCATAATTTAACCCATTCTATTATTGATAAAACAATAAATAAAACAAAAATATTCTTTAATCTAACAGAAAATGTCGAATTAAAAGATCCACAATTAACAAATGCCGGAATAGACCAGGCAAAAGAATGTGGTTTAATATTAAATAAATATATTAATGATAATAATTTAGATAAAAATAAATTTTTATGTTTCTGTTCAATATTATATAGAACACGACAAACAATAAAATATATTTTATCAAATTGCATTTTAAATATATCTAATATTTATGTATTACCATGTAATCAGGAATTATCAAATATTAATAACGAAAATAAAATTTCTTATGGAAGATGTAAAAATGGTTCCGAACAAGAATTATATGAATGCAAATATATTGATTTAGATATTAATGATATTAAAGATACTACAGATACTAAAGATAATAAAAAAAATATTAATTGGAATTATTATATTAACTTTAAAGAAAATAATTTAAATAATAATATATGTATAGATACCAATATGATTTACCAGACTTATTTATTATTTGCCGAAATGAATAATATTGATATATATCAGGATATGAAACATAAATTAAAAAAATATTCATAAATATAAAAAATTGTTTCACATGCTAAAGCATATTCAATAATTTTTTTATTTAATCTTCAGATTAAATAAAAAAATTGAAAAACTAAATCATTATTAATGCTTATCATAATATTTATGATTATCTCATATAATGGATTCAAACACCATTCTTCCCGAAATCAATAATATCTTTTCATCTAATCCTGTTACAAAAGATATGAATATTTATTATGATTCGATTAATAAATATTATCATATTTATAATCGTAATGATAATATTTACTTTGATATTTATGTTAAAATAATAAATAATAACGATACAGATATTCATCTAAAGATTGATCGACATGTTGTTCGTCATGATGATTCGGTTGTACTCCAAAATTTTATCGATATTAATACAAAACTTGAAAATATTCATCAATATATTAAACAAATTTAATTTTTTTTTATATTTTTTCAAATAATTTCATCAAGTTGAACAAATTTTTATTATTTATATCATATTTTTTATCATATATATATTTATTTTTTTCTAAAAAATCATTATATTTATTATCTATTAAATATTTATGGTCATATGGTATCAATAAAATACCACATAATTCGGAATTAATTGGATTATTTATAATCTTTCTATCCATTACAATATTATCTTTATATTCCATTAATTTTATAATTAAATTTAAAATACTTATCATATTTCGTTCAGAAACTATATAATGATAATCAATGCATTTACCATACACATACATATCAAAATTCCATATTAAACCATCAATGTAATTCGTCATTATTTTATTATTGTAAGTTTGATATTTCTTTTTTAATAGACCTATTTTCATTTTTGGTATAATATCGTTCAATATATCTATGAAAAAATTTGTATTTAATTTATATATATTTTCATTTTGATATATTAAATTATTATATTTTTCATATATTTCATAGTTTTGTGCATATGACCGCCAGAGAATATCATACGTTAATAGATTTATTTTTGGTAGATAATCATTTCCTAATAGTAAATTTAAAAATGAATAATCACAATTATTATTTTTTTTATTTCTTATATCGTAATATTTATTGTGTAATTCTAATAATTTATTCAATGATAGAACTTTATCATGTTCTACTATATATGTTTTATCATATGATTCATGAGACATTAAAATCAAAATAATATCTGCATCTGTTGTAATTAATGCATGTGTTTCTTGAGTATTTTTATTATAATTTTCTAATATCTTATTTTTTATTTTTATCTCAGCCTCACCCGGTAATATTGTATCAATAAATACATCAACATTTAAATGTATTCTCAATATTTTTATCAGATCTTCTAATTCTGTCGGAAGATTTTTTAAAAATATTGTACCAGGAGTAAAATTTAATGTTATATCATCTGTTATATTCATTCGACGTTCACGTTGTAATACTAATTTTGCAAAAGGCGATGTACCATCACAAAATAGATTAATACTTTTTGTTGGTTGTACTTGCTTACATATTTCTGTTATTGCGAATTTTATTTTGCGTAATAGATGTGTAATATTTTCACAATTATAACAACATTTATGTAATAGACAATTTAAATCTATATATAAATGATCATATGTTTCTTCTGATATAGTAGAAAAAGCCTCTGAAAATAATGTTTTAATAGTTTTATAAAAGTCTTTTATGCCCATAATGTATTGTATTATAGTTTACCATATTATAATTTTTTTAACTAAAATATTATTCAATTTTTATCACGAAAAACTAAATCTAAATGATTTGGATGCATACATACATTAATAATTGCATTATATGTTATTTCTAATTGTTCATCAATCTCATAAATATTAGGATTACGCTTAAATTTAATAGATTTTAATAATCTATATTTTTGTTTATTGTTTTCATATAAATTTATTAATGCCATATATTCATATTCTGCATCGCCAATAGAAATAATATTATTTATTTTAGTATTTTGTAATAATGATTGTAATTCTCGTTTAAAAGCTAATTTTTTCCATTCAGTCATATTACTTGTATAATGTGAATATTCACCGCGAGCTGATACTATTTTTATTATATTTTTTTTTAATAATTTACTTGTTTTTGGTAATATATTTACACTCATATCTATCCAATTTAATAATGCATTAGTTATTATAAATACCTTTCCACAATTTGTTAGTTTATACAACAAATGTTCTAAATTATTATCTATTTTATGAAAATATTTATTATATAAAATTGTTCTATTTTCTACCGATAAAAATTCTATATTATTTTTATTTATCCAAGATGTTGGAAATAATGTATCATCCCAATCTAAGATTATTAATGTTGTCTTATTATTAATATCCATATGTAATATATTATAATATTATTTTATTAAAATATCAAAATAAATACATTTAAATATATATATATTTTATATATTTTTATATTTTTATATTATATAATAATATATATGTCTATGTTTGTAAGAGGTACCGAATCATTCATCCCACCAAATGCCCCAATTGTTGGTATTAATCCAATTAACCCAATGTTATATAGATTTAATAATCTTGGTAATATTTTAAATCCATATATGAGATCACCACCATATGTTAATGAAATCCAATTTTATAACCCTATCACTGGTCAATTAGGCCCAAATATTAGTCAAAATGGTATATTAAGTAATATGAGTCAAAATATACAAAATGATCCAAGATATACACCTGTTATTGATAGCCAGATACATACTAAACAATATAATAATGGTAAAATTAATATAGGTATTATTGGCAATGAAGCCGATCTAAATACCGTCATAACCATTTTAGATAAACATTATGCTACTAGTACTGTGGCTCCTCCCGTGGTTCCTTCTGTTTAAGGTTGTGATAGAACGTGATGATTATTTTAAGCTTAATAATTTTTCTTCTAAAAAAAATTGTTTCGCTCATTAAGAAGCTTAATAATTTTTCTTCTTTCAAAAAAATTGTTTCGCTCATTAAGAAGCTTAATAATTTTTCTTCTAAGAGGAAGTTTGTCCAAGCAAACTTCCTCTTTCAAAAAAATTGAAATTTTAAATATCTTAATAGCTCCTTTGAAAAATATTTTATTATTCTGACTATGTCTGGATTAAATTCTTTTTCTTCTTTCGTCGCTGACAACAGCGATGACTTCGCTGCTTCAGCGAAGTTGGGTGCAACGTCCAATACTGCATCCACGAGTATCACAACTCAAGGCAACATGCAAAAGTTCGACCCCGCGGATTGGCATGCTATCGACCAAGTAGCGCCCGCGCCTTCGGATAGTGTTGTCTGTGGACTCGCCAAGGATCTCGTCGACGCTCTGTTTGGCAACATCAAAACACGTGCCGACGAACAGTTCTCTGTTCTGGGTCAAGACTTCATGCATGTCATTCCCGAACTCATCAAAGCTGAATTGGTGCGTTCTAGCTTTGCCTCAAAGATCGAAACGAAACCCGCGAACGACGTGCCTGCAAAGAAGGCAAAGGCACCAAAGCCTGGATCGAAGGCTGCCCAAAAGGCTACGTCGGCGCGTGAGGATATCATCAACAAAAACAATATCGATCGCATCACTCACCAGATTACACAGACGTTGAGTGGTTACAATGGTGAGAACCAGCCATCTGGATTGCGTTCCGAGTATCTCGAGATGCGGGCCATTGGTTTTGTGCAAATGCTTCATTTCCTACACAAGCAACACAAGGCCAAAAAGACGGTTGAAAAGACATCCGCGTACAACATCATTGTCGCCGCGAAGCGTTTTCTTGACTCGATCACCAACATCAACATGGTTGGTATTTCGACCAAGACCGACAGCTTTTCACCGATTGCTCGCGAGATCTTGACTGAATACATCGCGAAGGTCGAGGCTGATTACAACTTCAACATTCTGAATGTCTGTGAAGAAGCTCCTGAGCTTACCGTGAGCACGGCGTACGATTTTGCTATCCCCCGTGGTGGCATTGCGCTGTATCCTCATCAGGAGGAGATCATCAAGCTCGTCTTCAACGCGGTCAACAAGAAGTCTGTGAAGCAGAATCAGCATCTGCTGGCGCGTCTCCGTACAAGTTTCGGCACAGGTAAGACGACCATTGCCGCAGCCATTGCCTATCTCACATACCAGTTCGCCAAGCGCCGTAACAGTGCTGAAACGCAGGATGTGATGATTTTTTGCTGCAGCAATCGGACTGTGCTGATTCAGGTAGCGAATCTCGCATTCTACCTCGATGTGCCACTAGCAATCAGCTTCAACGACCCGAAGAAGGGGTACACGATGATCAAGTGCTACAATTGCAAGGCGAAGGACGATATCACCAAGGACATCCGCGAGCCCGCATTGATCGTGTGCGGTTCTGATGCTTGTGTCTCTGCACTCCAGCAGTTTCCCCACGCCATGCTGTTCTTCGACGAGCCTACTATCGGTATGGATGTGTTGAACTCTGTGGCTAAAGATAACGCTAGTGTGATGGAGAAGTTGCCTTGCATCACTGTCCTTTCCTCTGCCACACTTCCCGAGGTTTGTCCGGAGTGGATCATTTCCTCCCACCACGAGAAGTTTGGCGAAGGCATTAACAAGGACATTGTGATCAACAAGACTCTCGTTGGTGTGGAGATGTACAACTTTGATGGTGAGATGACACTCCCTCACATCGGTTGCACAACTGTTGCCCAGCTCAAGAGTGTCTTGTCAAGTGTACCGTTCAACCCGGTCATTCGCCGCACTTACACCGCACCAGTGTTGAAGAAGTTGTACGAACTCTTTGTGCAGAAGGGTGTTCCAAACATTCCCAATCTCATCACCGAGTTCTCCACCATCGACAAGCTTTCGTGCGACGCAGTGTGCCAGGCGGCGTTTCGCCTTCTCAGCTGTCTTTTGGATTGCACTGACGATGTAATTGCAATGGTTTGCGCGATTCCCTTTCGCCATCCCTCTGCTGTCGTCGTGTCAGTCGAATCCTCAAGTGAGTCCGAGGATGACGACATCCAGTTTGAGAAGCCCGCGAAACCAGTGACGAAGGCAACGCGCTACATCGATTACACCACCCTCGGTACAACTGCGGCCCATCTCCATTACGGGCAGACCTTGATTGCTGCACCCAATCCCGCGAGCTTTGTTGAGAGTAATTTTACCGCTCTCACAAAGGCTTTCCTGAAGAAGCACGAATCCATCAAGAAGCTGCTTCGCGGGTTTGAGTTGGAGGACGAGCGTATTACCGCCGAACTTGAGAGTCTCAAGAAGGAGAAAATTCCCGAGCTCGAAAAGTCTCGGAAGGAGTCTGAGATTATCACAAGCCGTCGTTCTTTTACCATTGGATTTGAGATCAACACGCGTGATCACATCGCGCGCTTTGCCCCCAAGGGTACAAAGATCATTCGCCAAGGTTTGAGTACAGCGGTTATCGAGCAAATTCTCAAGGAAACGATGAATGTGCCCAATGAGGTGCAGATCTTGCTTGCATGTGGTGTTGGTGCCATCAACGCCTATTCCTGCAAGATTTACAACCACTTCGTCAACACATTGTTCGTGGAAGGTGCTCTCGCTTACGCGGTTGCTGATGTGCGCATCGCCTATGGTACCAACGTCCCTCTATCTGGTATCATTGTCACCAAGGAGTTCTCGGAAACATTTTCGTTCAACACTGTCTGTCAGCTCATGGCACGTGTTGGTCGCGTTGGCAAGTCTTGGAAGGGTGAGGTCTTCATTGATGAGAGCTTCCGCACAGCTTTCGTCGAGGCCTTCAAGACTGGCTCTACTGCGCTCGATATTGAGACTCTGAACCTGAACAAGCTGCACGCTGACTTCATCGTCGCAAGCACTGCTGCACAAGACAACATTAAGCAACGACTCCAGGCTTTGAAGGCGAAGGCACTTCTGGCGATGCAAGTCAAGGCCGCCGCTGAAGCCGCGCGCATCCGCGCCGAAGCAGAGAAGGCAAAGGCTGAAGCAGAAGCACTGGCTCTAGCACAGGCTGCAAAGAAGGCAGAGGAGAACAGTGCCAATGACGATGCTGCTGCTATTGCTGCACGCAAGGCTCGTCGCGCTGGTCGCTCTGCAGTCAATGTCAGCTCTGTGCTTTCTCAGCCCCCTGCCGAGTCTGCTCGTAAGCCCGTGCCCGGCTTTGCCCGCTCCCAGCGGAAGTAAATGTTTGGTGTTTTTTTGTTTATCGTGACGTATAAAATAAACGATTAATTAATCTATATTTTTTTATCTTTATTGACTCAATAATTTTTTTAGAAAAAAAAAATTGAAATTTATTAATTATTGCATATTTTAATATATATTTATTTATTAATATCTAACATGTATGGCATGTCTCATAATTTTGGTGGTTTAGGTGTGTCTCATAATAATCTCGGTATTGCAATGCTTTCCGAACCCATTCTAACCAATCATGGGTTGATTGTCGGTTATGGACACAATGGCAGTATTGCCACTGTAAATTTTCCAGTGTTTCCATCGTATAATTCATCGTATTCGTGTTCTGCTTCTAAGCAGAATACTGAACCTTTTGATTATAATTCTGACAAAATTAGAAAACTATACGGTTTTGATCAATTAAAATCTAAAATAGACCAAGAAAGTGAGAAACGCGAAGAACGAGAACAAAGAGATCGTGAACGTGAAGAACGTGAACAAAGAGATCGTGAACGTGAAGAACGTGAACAAAGAGTGCGTGAACAAAGAGAACGTGAACAAAGAGTGCGTGAACAAAGAGAACGTGAGCAAAGAGATCGTGAGCAAAGAGATCGTGAACAAAGAGAGCGTGAACAAAGAGAGCGTGAACAAAGAGAGCGTGAGCAAAGAGATCGTGAACTAAGAGAGCGTGAACAAAGAGAGCAATTACGACTTGAACGTGAACAAAGAGTGCGTGAACAAAGAGAACGCGAACAAAGAGAGCGTGAACAAAGAGAGCGTGAGCAAAGAGATCGTGAACTAAGAGAGCGTGAACAAAGAGAGCAATTACGACTTGAACGTGAACAAAGAGATCGTGAACAAAGAGATCGTGAACAAAGAGTGCGTGAGCAAAGAGAACGTGAACAGAAAGAGCGTATTGAGCGTATCGAAAAAGAAAATATTAAATTGAAAAAACAAATGTCAAAACAAATGAAACAAATTACAAAAATGTTTGAAATGGTTATGCCAAAAACTATTTCACATAAAAAAAAAGTTACATTTAAATCTGATTCTGATTCTGATTCTGATTCTGATTCTGATTCTGATTCTGATTCTGATTCTGAATCTGATTCTAAATCTGAACCTATTACAAAAGTTAGTGTAACAAAAAAGAGTGCAATGCGTTTAAAAAAAAATGGTCAAAGACAATGAAAATATATCTGAAAATTCAGATTCTGAATATTTCTAAATAAATTTTTTTATCTTTTCTATAATATCTGATTGATAATTTATATCATTTTCAAAATCTTTATCACAATCTATAATTAAAATATTTTCAGATAGTTTATTAAGCCATTCTTCATGATATTTATGTAATTTTTTTAAGTATTCTAAAGTAATATCTTTTTCTTCAACACGACCACGTTTTTGAATACGCATAAATGCTGTTTCTGGATTACAACGTAGATATATATATTTCAAATTGTTATTATTATTAACATAATTTTCGTAAAATGTACACCATAAATTATACATTTGATGTTCAATATCTGTTAGTAAATTATCATCAAATAACATCTTTTCAAATACATTCTTATCAGTTCCAAGAGATCTATCTAAAAATATAATATCACTATCTGAATTAATTCCATCTTGTATTTTTATCATTCTAGTTACATAAGCAATATTTTGGAATGTATAACCCCATCTAGGAATATCTTTATAAAACAAACCAAGAATATTCTCTCCGGATTGCGTTTTAATATTTAACCACATATCGACTGGTTCAGATACAACTAATGATTTTTCATATGTATTTTTCATAATATTTGTAAATGTTGATTTACCAACACCAATATTCCCTTCAATAGCAATAATTTTTTTGTTATTAGTTATAGACATATAGTTTAATTTAATATAATTATATTATATTAAATATATTAAATAATATATTAAAAAATCAATTTTTAAATTGTTTGTAAAAAGCTTTTGATCGAATCAATCCATCAATTGTTCTCTTGGTATAACTATCCATTCTTAATGTACTATCATTCATAAAATCCAATCCTTTTCCATGTTGGAATATACCTTTATTTTTATCAACCTCTTCTGGTTTATTAACAATATCTTTCTGTTTAGTTATGGTTTTTGGTACGTCGTACCCAAAAATTTCAGGATTAACTAGGAAATCTTTTAAAGTCCATTCTGGATGTTTATTAACAGCTTTTTCTTTATAATCTCTAAATGTTATACTGCGTGTTTTCATATCATAATCCCAATCTGTAACTTTCTTAAATATAAATTCACCAAAAAATGGTTTCATTTTTTTATACATTTCTTTATATGGTAAATCTTCTGGTACCATCACGCCATTATATTTTTCTTTCTTATTTAAATCGAGTATATGAAATATTCCTGATAAATATCCACCAACAACTTGAACCATTGTTGCGTTTATTTTTTCATCAAAATTATTTTCATATATATCACGAGCTTCGTGTATATCTAATAAAGAACCTATCCAAAATATATCTCCATTACCTAAAAAGAATGTTAAACCCAATTCATCACAACCATCAATGATATCATTTGTAAATAATCTAGTATTATCTTGATATTTATAATTTTTTTCTTTTAATTCATATAAAGATGCCATTGTATCTTGTGTAGGATGATATACATAATATACTGACGGAGACCAAGTTCTAATTTTGTTACCATCTTTTTTATGATATGTACTCATTGTTTCACCTATTGTTATATTTTCTCCGTGTCTAATTAAAATACCAATATAATTTTTATAGCCAGGAGTATATGAATGTGCAAAAGTTTCTGTACATAATCTATTAAATGCTATATACTTATTATTATCTTCTAAAACTTCAATATATTTTTCATCTGGTAATTCTTCATGATTTCCAAATGACATCTCTACTGGAGCCAACCCTTCTTCATAAAATGGCTCACATGTTGAAGCCCATGTATTACAATATTCATTGATTCTTTTAGGAATACTTGATCTTTGTGTATCATATTCACTGATATGAATAGTTCTAATATCTAATTCTTCTGCAGTCTTTTTAGTTCCATAATGTTTATTTATCATATCTAAACCGACTTGAGCCCACATATTTACATTTCCAGGATTACAACCCATATCTATAACTGCATTAAAATTTAATTCTCCTGATTTTTTTAACTCTTCAGAAAAATTTCGAATTTCTTTTATAATTGGATATAATGTATAAGATTCGGGTTCATATACATTTTTATAATCCCATAATTCAGTTGATGAATTAACATAACCGCAACCATATTTTTGACATAATCTCATTATATCAATTGAACAAATCTCTATAGCACAATCTATTATTAAATCGTCTTTTGTTAATTTATGATCTACTTCAAAAATTGTTTTATAATTGTGTTCATTAATATGAGTACTAATTAATTTTATTTCTAATGGTTCATGTAATGCTTTATCAACAACATAAGATACTATACCTTTTAATTGATCTATATGTTTTAAATCAATAATTGTTATTTGTGATTGTTTTATTTTAAATATTTTTAAAATCATGTATAATAAAGATGGACCAACTGCTCCTTGCCCCATCATATATAAATTTCCTTTAAAATCGCGAGATTGATACATTTCTTTTAACATTTTTAATCTCTCATTACGGTCTATTATTTTATCGACTTCCATTTATATAATATATATTTATATTATAGAAAAAATATTATCTTTATTATTTATTAACTGTTAACTATTATTTCGTAAATATAATAGAACATTTGGAATATTATATATTATTCTGTATTTTTCAAATAACAATACTATTTTATTATTTATATCATTTATTTCTTTGTTTTCATATAAGTTTATCATAGCTTTTTTTCTAAATATACAAGAATTAAAATTTATTAAATTATCCATATCAATATTTATATCAAAAATTTTTGTTTTATAATTTGATTCTGATATTTTTTTTTTATTGTTTGATAAAAATTCTATATGTTGTGATCCACATATCTGTGCATATGGATGATTTAACATAAAATTTGTTTGAGTTTCAATCTTGTTAGGCAACATAATATCAAATGGACTATGATTTATTATTAATTCATATGAACATTTCTTAATGTTTTCAATTAAATCATTATTATCATTATCATTATAATCACAATCATATATAATCCATTTACAATTTGACGTGTTGTCAGAATATATTTTTACTAAATCATTTAGTAATATATTTATTTTATCATCTTTTAGATTATTTATAATTACTATTTCTATAAAGATTTTTCCAGTTTGGTTCACTATTGATTCAAAACATTCTATCAAATAATCTTTATTAAATTTTTCCGATTCACTAATTTTTATTAAAATACTAACATTAATATATGGTTTTTGTAATATTTTATATATATTTTTAATAGATATCGATTCTATTGTAGAATTCCATAATTGACAACAATATGTCTTCCCATGACATGTATATACTTCTCCAGTATGATGTATTGGATAAAATTTATAATCTGGAAATATTTTAATTGTATCTCTATATTTATTTATAGTATTTGTTAATAATATAGGTCCAGTTAATTGCCAGGCTTGTTTATTTATATCCTCTTTTTTTTTAAATGTTTCTATAATATAACTTATCATATCATTTAATATTATATGATTTTTTGTAAATCCCATTACACTATTTCCAATTAATCCACCTCTTGTTTTTTCATTCTCTAATCCTGCAAAAGCTTTAATACTAAATAAATTTTCATCGAATGGCTCTATTGCCAATGTATCCGAATCAACATATATACCTCCATATCTATTTAAAATTTCTATTCTCATAATATCCACCTTCCCTGGAATTTCATCAAATAAATTAATTTGAGATTGGCATTCAAATTTCATATCACGTTTTATAAATTCTTCTTCGGTCCATAAAATATGTTCACATTCATAATTCATATTTTTAACAGAATTAATATAATCATATGGTATCGGTTTATCACCTATCCATATTTGATGTATTATTTTTGGTATCATTTACTAAGTTAATTAAGTTAACTTAATTATTACTAAGTTAACTAAATTATTACTAAGTTAACTAAATTAAAAAGTTGAATTAATTATAGTTAATTAATATATTTCTGTAATAATTTAATTAGTAATAATTTAGTTAAAATGTCAGAAAGCATATCTAAAAGAATAAAATTAGATATTGATATAGATGATCTTTATGATATCATATATAATAATTTTCTAAATAAAAAATATGATTTATGTATTAAATATTATGAGAATACTATACAATATTTTAATAATATAGATAATAATATATTATTAATTATTAAAATATCATATTGTAAAATAAATAATTATGATGAAGCTACAAATATATTTATAAATAATAAAAATATCGAGAATGACAACAATATATATGATATTAATTTTTATAATATCTTTAATATTAAATCAGATACTAATTATACACATAATAAAGATTTAATTTCTATTTATATTGATGGATATGCATATAAAAATATGAAAAATATTGATAGTTCAATTTTATATTTTAAATCATGTTTTTATACAGCAAAGGAAAGTGTATTGATTAATCTTGTTAAAAATATTTCAGACCATTTAATCGAATTATATGAAAGTGATATTGATAAATATTTTAATGAATTAAAAGAATTATATCAACAAAATAGTTTGCATATAAAATATATTGAATTATTAAAAACGAAAAATATGCATATCGATAGTAATAATTATATTAAACAGATTATAGATGATGAATTAAATTTTATATTTGATGATAATAATGATATTGATTATTATTTAGATAATTATGTTATTACTGATGAATCAGATATTTTATATTTACTTGACAAATATAAAAGTTTTGGTAAAATTAATAAAATTAGAGATCTAATAAATAAAATAGAATTAAATAATAAAATTAAATTTAATCCAGAAATATATATCAATATATTATATGAATATGTTAGATTAAATGATACAACCAGAATTAAATATTGTGGACTAATATTTGATTTAATTGAAAAAATAGAAAATAAATCAGACAAAATAAATAATATTCTTAATGAAATTATAGAATATTACAATACCGAATTATATTATTCTAATAGACTTGGATCAATTAAATATAAAAAATATCTAAACAGACGAAATCTTGATAATATTAATAATAATTATTGTATATATTTAAAATTATATAAATATTTTAATATTGATAATATTGAAAAAAATCTATGTGTTATATGTTTAGATACACAAGATATTATTAAATTAAATTGCCATGAAACACATATTGTCTGTCCAGAATGTTATAAACGTATTGATAAATGTCCCATGTGTCGCGATGTTATTCATAAATAATCATTTTTTTTTATTTATTCTGAAGATTAAATAAAAAAAAATTGAAATTTTAAATATATTGGTTGTTTCTTGTATTTTAGATACAAACATCTTGCAATGTCCGCAAATAAGACTTTTTCTTCTCGCTCCGTCGCTACCCGCGATGCCGTCGCTACCCGCGATGCCGTCGCTACCCGCGATGTTCCCGCTTTTCCGGCGATGACTCTCACTCCCGAGCAGATGCAGATGGCAGCCATGTACGCACAGATGTTGCAGATGCAGCAGCAGATGCAGCAGATGCAACTCGGCTCTTCGCAAGTCCAAGCACTTCCTGTCCAAGCACCGTCGGCTGAGCGTGTTCCCCACAAGCAGGCCCGTCCTGTTCGTGTGCTGAATGCACCCAAGCCTGTTGGTCGCAGTGGTCTTGCTTCTGCTCGCCCGGCGCGTGCACCACGTGCCGCTCCTGCCCAGGATGAGATTTTGCGTCCGTTCACTTTTGCATGCCACCAGCTTTACGTCAAGTTGGTCCGTGCATCGGATGGCGCGTACTACAACATTCCCGAGGGGGCCAACTCCAACATGGTGAAGGGCATTCGTCTCGACGATGTGTTCAAGTGCACAAACACCGAGGGCAAGGATTGCGCAATTTCTGTCGCCGATGTTCTCTACGGGTTCCGTGAGCGTGGTGGTCATTACACACAGCGTCGACGCACGCATGCTACATACCACATCACCAACCCGTTTGAGGCTGCGCAGATTTACGCTTTGTCCAAGGGCTACTATCTCGCCAACATGTCCGATCCTTCCAAGGGTTTGAGTCTCCGCATCGAGGTCTTCAAGTCTGATCCCAAGCAGACCACGCCTCTGTGGCACGGGCAGAACATTCAGCCCCGTGGCGTTGCTCTCAAGGTTGACCTGTCGACACCTGACTTCGAGGATGTGTACTGCTTCTACATGAAGCCCATCCGCGAGGCCGCTCGATTTGTCAACTCGACTTTTGGGCACGACGAACGCTCTGAGGCCAGTGACACGCACTCTGAGGCAGGTGATGCCCACTCTGAGACAGGTGATGCCCACTCTGAGGCTGGCGACGAGTAAGCAAGAGTGTTTGCTTGTATATGTTTATTTATGTCCTTAACTATTGTCCATGAATAAATTTCTTTATCAAAAATAAAACTTAACAATAATTATGTCTTTCTAATAATAACATTACGATGGCACTGTACATAATTATTGTTGCAGGACCAAAATATCGTGTAAACTTCATTTGTGTTTCACATTCAGTAAATACTAAATATTCAGCCATTTGTAATGTAGGTGATTCTGTTTCTTTATTTGTTATTTTTCTTGTAAGTTTTTCTTGACATCCTAATTGGGCAATTGTCAAGAAAAATATTATACATATTATACCAATAATAATATATTTTATTGTCTTTGTCTCTTTATTAAGTTTTTTATATAACACATAAAATAATATAATATGTTTTAATATATCAGAAGAATGATCATATAAATCACCAAATTTTGATGTCATTTTAAATTTACGAGCCATCTTACCATCGGCACAATCAAAATAATACGATAAAATCCATGTTATTGTAGCTAATATATATCTATCATTATATGCAAAATATGATGTTGATAATCCTAAAATTAGGCTTATAGTTGTTATACCGTTTGGTGTTAAACCGAGTTTTTTATATAGATCTAATTGTGTATCAACTATATTATTTATAAAATTATCTAATGGATTATCTAACTCTTGGGGAATCTTGTTTACCATAAATATTTATATATATTTTCTTTAGAAAATATATATAAATATTTATGCTAAAGGACAAGCGTTTACCATAAATATAAATATAAAATATCATTAGATTTTATATTTATATTTATGCTAAAGGACAAGCGTTTACCATAAATATATTTATTTTTTAGAATATATTTATGCTAAAGAACAAGCGTTTACCATAAATATATTTATTTTTTAGAATATATTTATGCTAAAGGACGAGAGTTTACCATAAATATATTTATTTTTTAGAATATATTTATGCTAAAGGACAAGCGTTTACCATAAATATATTTATTTTTTAGAATATATTTATGCTAAAGAACAAGCGTTTACCATAAAATATATTTATTTTTTAGAATATATTTATGCTAAAGGACGAGAGTTTACCATAAATATATTTATTTTTTAGAATATATTTATGCTAAAGGACAAGCGTTTACCATGAAATAAATATAAAATATCATTAGATTTTATATAAATATTTATGCTAAAGGACGAGCGTTTACCATAAATATATTTATTTTTTAGAATATATTTATGCTAAAGGACGAGAGTTTACCATAAATATATTTATTTTTTAGAATATATTTATGCTAAAGGACGAGAGTTTACCATAAATATATTTATTTTTTAGAATATATTTATGCTAAAGGACGAGAGTTTACCATAAATATATTTATTTTTTAGAATATATTTATGCTAAAGGACAAGCGTTTACCATAAATATATTTATTTTTTAGAATATATTTATGCTAAAGAACAAGCGTTTACCATAAATATATTTATTTTATTTATTCAGAACTTTGTAACAATGATTTTGACTTAGATTTTTTATTTATTTTTATTAATTTTTATTAATTTTTATTATTCCATGTAAATATTATAATAAATAATATAAATACAAAAGTACCACACCCGCAATATTTAGTAAATTGTATAGTATTTTCTGGATTATTATCTTTATTTGCTATATATTTTGAAAAATCTAGTGTAGGTGATTCATTTGTATCATATATTACTTCTTGATAACCCAAATGAATAAACATTAATAATGCTAATATTATCAATAAATATTTTATTTCACTAAATTTTTCTGAATTTGTTTTATGTAATGCATATAATATTATAATTATTTTAAATATATCACCAAAATGATCATAATAATCACCAAATTTAGTTTGTAAATTATATTTACGTGCAAGCTTCCCATCAACACAATCAAAATAATATGCTATTAAAAATAAAAAGGATGCTAATTTAAATTTAGAATTTAAAATACAATACATTGATAGTAATCCAAAAATTATACCAATTGTTGTTATTTTATTTGGCGTAAAACCATTTTTATAATAAAAATCTAAATGAGTATCTATAAATTTTAATAAATATACATCAAATGGACATTCATATATTGAATCTATTTTGTTGACCATAAATATAATATATTTATATATTATATTTATGCTTTAGAATTATTATTTTTTACACTAAAAAGGCTAAAATTTATGCATGAATACGTGTATCACATAAATAATAATGTAATGCTGTTAATAATGCAATATTAAGACCAATTGATACAACTTCTCCTTCATGTAATTCTTTTTTATCTAAAAATAATGTAATGAATAAATAAATTAAAGCTACTGTAAATAAGGAGAATTTAATTGACGAACCGACTGATTTACATTTAGTATAGCAATAATTAAAATAATCCATAGATGTAGATATTACAAAAAATACTACAAATAAAAATAATAATTTTGTTAAATCTAATGTTTTAATTTGTGGCAAAATTATATATATAATAAGCATTAAAATTAATGCTGAGAAAAACCCAACATTAACTGATTTATTCATATCACAGTTCATATATAATATATATTGAAAAAAAAAAATATTATAATATTTTATATGAATTATAATTTTATTGATTATAAAGAAAAATATTTTAAATATAAAAAAAAATATTTACAATTAAAAAATAATATACATGGTGGTGTAATAAATCCAACTGATATTGATAAATTTAGAATAGCTATGTTACACGGCAGTTTAAATGTGGATGAATTTATTATTGTACCAAATAATGTGTATTTAATTCAATCTAATACTTGTGGTTTAAGTAATTTTGAAGATGTTTATAATTTAATTAAAAATAAATCAATTAAAGAACTTATTAGTTTTTTTGAAAAAACTCCACAATATTCTATAATAAATCCAAATACAGAAATATGTAATATTAAATTATCTGGTTATAAAGATGATATGTCGGTTTGGGGAATTTTTGATTTTAAATCAGGTACTACACATTATAGAAGTATTATAGATAGTAATACTGATGAAAAAATTAAAGATAGAATGAATAAATTTATGATAAAATATAATAGTGATTATAAAGATGAATTAAAAAAATTAAAAAATAATTATTGGTTTGATATTTTAAATAAATATGTTTCTCCAGTATGTTTTGATATATTATATCTTATATGTTTTATTAAATATCTCCAAAATAAAATTTCTGATTCTGATAAAATAGGTATATTATCAAAAGATATAATAATTTTAAATGATAAATTAAAATTTATACCAAATTATTTAGAATATAATAAAGAATTAAGTTTAAAATCAGATGATGATTTACAATTATTTGAAAAAATTAATGGTGTTATTCAATCTCAATCAACTAATAATATTGTTGATGAGATTAATCAGTTATACATATCATATCAAAAAGATCTAGTAATAGATATTTCACAAATAAATTTATTTAAAAATAGAGGAATGACAGAAAAACGACAATTACAAGATGAATTTGAAGATATACCAGGATTTCAATATCTAGATATAAAAAGAAATTTTACATATTTTGAATTATTTATGATTATATTTTCATATGTATTTTTAGAATATAATAATAATAATAAATATCAATTAAATTTAAGTGATGTATTAACTAAATTAAGTGAAAATACACGAGAAGGTAAATCTAGTATCATTTATTCAACTGCTTGTTTGGGCATAGATGAATCGCAACAATCAAAAGATGATTTATTTAAATTACAAACATGTCAAAATAAACTTTCAGGTATTAAATCTACTGATATATTACAAAAAATCAGTGATAGATCGAATATATATAATATTTTATTAGATACACCAGCTAATATATTTAATATATTAAACAATATTGCTGATAGTAAATATAATAGAAATGAATATACCAATAATGAAGAGACAATAATAATATTTGATCCTAAAATAGTATGGCTTATTTGTGTAATTGATATATTATTTTTTACAAATAATATTCAATATATAATAGATTTTATTGATAATTATAAAATTGGTAAATTATTATATTCTTCGATACCTCCATTTTATAAATTAATATTTATTGTATTTTTTGAAGGTAATAAAAATATTAATAAAAATATAATTTATGAATTTGGTGGACTTCAAAATGATATTTCTATTTATTTAGAATCAGAATCAGAATCAGAATCAGAATCAGAAGCTTTACAAAAATTAAAAAAGAATATTTCTGAGCATATATCCAAGATTGAAGATCAAAATAGAGATTTAAAACAAGAATATTTATTATTAAAATATTTAATAGTTTATTCAATAAATTATACTTTTATTAATAAGATTTTAAATTTTACAAAAGTAAAAGATAAAACTATTGATGACTTATTATTAAAAATAAATAATAGTAAAGATGGATTTACATATTTTAATATTAAACAAGAATATTTAATAGATAAAATTAAAGATAAAAAAGAATTTAGAGATGGTTATCAATTAGATTTGTACATTGTTAAATTTATTTTCAATAATTTTAATATAAAATTAATAAACATATTTCCCGCTGGTATTAATGATGATAATACTGATTATATGTATATATTGCAAGAGGAATATAATGAAATTATAAAAAATATATTTACTTTATATTTGACATTATAATATAAAATAAAAATTGAAAATTATAATATATTAACTTATTATTAATATATTATAATAAAATACAAACATGCACATTCACACTGTGAAGAAAGGTATTCGTTCTAATCACACTATTCGTTGGGGTGGTCACAATCATGAAGGCACTAATCGTAATGGTATTATTTGTGGCACTCGTTTTGTAAACGATTGTGTCGCTTCGATTATTGTCGATTCTGATAATGAGACAGAACACAAGTTGCCGAAAAAGTATGCTAAATACTTTCCCCAACAAATTACATTTAATTATGATGATTCATCTACTACACGTCCTGAAAAACGTGATATTATTAAGTTTGATTCAAACGTTCACTGTTGTCAGATGTGTGGAGGTAGTCGATTTAATTGTAAGGCAATCTTTCAAGAAACAAATCAATATGGAAAAGGTGTTTATCGTACTAAAAAGTATGTTATTAATCCAATGGATGATTATGATGATTATCTTGAGTCAAATAATGATTTTTATAATGATAGTGATTAAATTTGTTTATTTATTTTGTTTATTTATTTTGTTTATTTATTTTGTTTATTTGAATAAAAAAAATTGAATTATATATATTTTATATTTTATATTATATTTTAAGTTATATTATAACTTAAATGTCCTTTCCTGATAACTTTATCTGTCCTATTACTCAAGCAGTTATGACCGATCCAGTAATTGGTGATGATAGTATTACATATGAACGTTATGCTATTACTCAATGGCTTCATTCACATAATACATCACCGGTAACGCGTAACATAATGAGTTCAAATCTTATTCCAAATATTGCTCTACGCAATACAATCCAAGATTATTTTAAACAAAATACAACTAATGGTTTTGCACAATCTACACAAATACAATCTATACAGAAACAATCTACAAATATTGAGAAAAATATTGTTGATTTTTCATATTCGGTAAAAAATGGAATATTTGATAATGAACAATATTCTATTTGTACACTTAATTTTAAGAATTCTTCTAAAAAGAATAATATTATTGTAGCAGTAGTTGATAATTCTGGTTCTATGGGTGAAAGTGCAGATGTCCCTGGAGCCGAATCTTCTGGACTTACGCGTCTAGATCTAGTTAAACATACTCTTAATACTTTTGTACATTCTCTTTCAGATAATGATATGATGTGTATTATTAAATTTAGTAACAATGCATATGTAGTTTCTGATTTTATTAAACTTAATAGAACTGGAAAAGATATCACTATTGAAAATATCAAAAAGATTCAACCAGATGGTATGACAAATATGTGGGCGGGAATAAAACTTGGTATTGATAAAATTGCTTCTATTTTTAATGATGATTATAATATTTCTATGATTCTTATGACAGACGGAGTTTCTAATTATAATCCACCACACGGTATCATTCCAACTCTTGAAGAATATATTAAAACAAAGGATATTAATTTTTCAATTAATACTTTTGGTTATGGATATAACATTGATTCACTTTTGCTAGGAAATATTGCCAAAATGTGTAATGGTATCTTTGGATTTATTCCCGACGCCACAATGGTAGGAACAATTTTTATTAATATGATTTCTTCAATTATTAATGGTTGTGTTAATAATATTAAAATTAATTATTCATCAAATGGTGTTCAAAACATTATGTCTTATGGTATGATTTCACATAATCAACCAGTTCATATTGTTATAAAAAATAATACTTCTGAAATTAAACTAGAATATAATGATATTGTGAAAACTATTCTAACTAATATTGAAAATTCTGTTTTTTCAGTTGATTATATTAATCAAATTGTTCGACTTAAACTTATTGAGACGATTAATATTGCTATCACACAAAAAAATCCTAGTGTATTATTAAATCTTAAAAGTTATCTTATAAATTTAAATACAACATATAATTCATCATATATTCAATGTGTGATTGATGATATTGATTTTAATGATCCAAATAAAGGACAACTTGTAAAAGCAGTATCTAACCCAGTTTGGTTTAACCAATGGGGTATACATTATCTCAAAGCTATTTGTCGAGCCCATGAACTTGAACGTTGTATTACATTCAAAGAACAATCCCCACAACATTATATGTCCGAAGAATTAAAAACTGAACAAAAACGTATTGAACAAATATTCTGTGATTTACCAGCACCAGAACCATCTGGTTATCGTTGTTCATATTCTTTAAATAATACATACTCTTCACAACCAGTATCAATGCAAACTTATTATGTTCAGGATGGTGGTTGTTTTGATGGATTAGGTATGGTTTCAATGTATGATATCAAAGAAGAAAAAATTTATTATAAAAAAGTAAATGAAATTACAGAAGGTGATATAGTCTATTGTCCACTCAATTCTAAAAAATATGCAATTATTGAATGTGTTGTAAGAATAAAGATGATGAAATTTATTAAAATGTGTGATCTTAATAATATGAAAATTACACCATTCCATCCTATCATGAAGAATGATGAATGGGTATTTCCAAATGATGTACAAGAATCAGAAATAACATATATGAATTACGTGTATGACTTTGTACTTGATTCAGGTCATTGTGTAGAAATAAATAATACAAATGTTATTACTCTTGGTCATGGTTTTGATTCTAATGATGTTGTTAAACATCAATATTTTGGAGATAAAATTATTGATGATCTAATTGAACACAAAGGATGGGCAGATGGATTTATTGATATTGAAAAATTTGAATTTGAAAGGGACGAAGATATGCGTATTGTTAAAATGATTTTTTAAAGTGTTGTTTAATAGTTTCTTTATTTCTTTTTTCTATTTTTATTTTAGATACATATATAAGATCATGAAAAATAAATCTATAAAATCTATTATTATTAAAAATGAATATATTTTGTCATCTTTAGAT